TTTAGATGAGAAGACTGCTTACGACAAAATATACCTTGTCAGGTCTCTTGTAGCGACTAGAGAGATTGGTTTCCTACCTGGAGACCATGAAGACAAGTCTTCCCTTTACCAGATTCCATATAAGAATATGGTAAAGTATATGTTTGAGATGCCCACTGATACTGACTTTGAGATGCTGTATGGTAACCTCAAAGCACAAGGAACAATTTCATTCTGGTCTACGTCTTTCATTCGTGGCACTACACTTGATAATGCAATCGTTATCGTTGACGAATTCCAAAACTTAAACTATCATGAACTTGATAGTATTATCACTAGAATTGGTCAAGATTCAAAGATTATGTTCTGTGGAGATGCTACTCAGTCTGACCTCGTTAAGTCTGCTGAAAAAAATGGCATTGCAGATTTCATGAAAATCTTACGCATCATGCCTTCGGTTGACATTGTTGAATTTGGAGTTGAAGATATCGTTCGCTCTGGATTGGTGAAAGAATACTTACTAGCTAAGATGGAAATGAATTTATGATTTTTGAGCATTGTAATTATCTCGGTGACCTTGAACTAAACAAGAAAGAAACAAATGGCATCCGTCTCTACAACCTTCCAAGTGGAGACTGGGTGCCTTCTATTACATCGGTAACTTCTTTTTATAACCGACAGATATTTGTCAAGTGGCGTAAGCGAATTGGTGTTGAGGAAGCAAACCGAATCACAAAGAAAGCAACTGCCCGTGGAACAGACTTCCATGAAGCAGTTGAAGTTTACATGCGGAACAAAGAAATCAATTGGGATGACTTTAAACCTCTCACACGGTATATGTTTCATCATGCCCTACCATATCTAGACAAGATAAATAATATACACGCTATAGAAAGGACCCTCTATTCCGAGTATCTTGGATTAGCTGGTCGCGTTGACTGTATCGGAGAGTACGAAGGCGAACTTGCAGTCATCGATTTTAAAACATCCGAAAAGATCAAACCAGAAGAGTGGTTGGAAAACTACTTTGTTCAGGAAACTTTCTACGCTGCTGCTTATTATGAGTTGACTGGTATCCCCGTAAAGAAACTCATTACCATCATGGTTACACCTGGTGGTGAGGTTAAAGTATTTGACAAAAGGAACAAAGGGGATTATATTAAGTTATTAGTTCGATATATTAAAGAATTTGTATCTCACAATCTTAGGACAGAGAATGGAGAATGAACTAGAAAAAGTATTAGAAAGTAAATTCTTTTGCCCCTCTCGTTTCGCACAGGAGATCGAATCTCTTGTAATACAGAACTCAGGAATGAGTTACATTGATGCTATTATTCACTTCTGTGAGAATAATAGTATTGATTTAGAATCAGTTCCAAAACTGATTCCCAAACCTTTGAAAGACAAAATAAAAGCAGAGGCAATGGAACTTAACTTCTTAAAGAGAAGTTCCCGTGCAAAATTGCCTATTTGATTCCATTTTTGCCTGAAAAAATTTCTGGCAAAAATTTGACCCTATTACTTTTTTCATGATGCCGTTTGATGCCTACAAGCAATATCTTTCGCTGAAGAATCACTTCACGAAAGAGAAGTATGACTATCACAAGTACTGTGGTAAGAGTCGTGCAACCGTACAGTCTTTCTATAAAAGGAAAGATAGATTCTGGTTTGAAAAACTTTCTAGAAATAAAGACGACAAAGAAGTAATAGAGTTCTTCATATCTAACTTCATCACCTGCACTGATCCAAGTAAACTTTGGATAGGAGAGATGATACGCGAAGGTGAGGGTAGGTATACTTTATGGAAGAAGAGAACTCAATCACTCTCATATCTTTTTAAGGAAGAAGCAGAGAAAGTCTTTTCAGATAATAATTTTGATGCCATGTTCTCTATGGATGGTTCCCGTCATCCAGATATTCTGAAATCATATTTGAGAGATGATATCTCAATTGAAACCTTAGTTATTCTTGATAGAATACTTGGGTTCAGTAAAGACTGGAATAGTAAATTGTCTGATCCAGTATGGGAGACTGTTAATATGCGGATGAGAAAGTATTCTCCATTCCTAAATATTGACGTATCTCGTTATAAAAAAGTTTTAAAGCAAGTTGTTTTAGGAAAATGAGTTTTTTTGATTCCGATGTAGTCCGTGCAGAAATGACGGAAATAAGTGAGTTGCAAGAAGACGTTTATCGCAACGTCTTTAACTTCCCCTCTATGAATAAAGAAGAAAAAAAGTTCCATGTTAGTATGATGGAAAAACTTCTTGATAAACAAAGAGTTCTTTATGCTCGTCTGAGTTTATCAGATGATCCTGAAGCAAAAATTATGAAAGAAAGAATCGTTGATTCTGCAAAGATGATGGGTCTCCCGCCCAATGTTGATATGCAGACAATCTTTACAAACATGTCCAAAATGCTGGATGTGATGAAGTCGAAGATTGACGAAGACGACTTTAACGTGTAGAATACCGAGGTACACACAAGCCAAATACGTACAAATCTAATTAATCCTATGTCTTTCGCAAATCTTAAAAAGCAATCCTCTCTGGGTTCCTTGACCTCTAAATTGGTAAAGGAAGTTGAGAAGATGAACAATACCAGCAGCGGTGGAGATGACCGTCTCTGGAAACCTGAAATGGATAAGACCGGCAATGGTTATGCCGTCATCCGTTTCCTCCCTGCCCCTAATGAGGAAGAACTTCCTTGGGCAAAGATGTACTCCCATGCCTTCCAAGGTCCTGGTGGTTGGTACATCGAGAACTCTTTGACTACAAACGGTGGCAAAGACCCTGTATCAGAGCACAACCGTGAACTCTGGAATAGTGGTCTTGATTCTGATAAGGACACTGTTCGTAAGCAGAAGCGTAAACTATCCTACTATGCCAACATCTATGTTGTGCAGGATAAGGCAAACCCTCAGAACGAAGGTCGTGTCTTCCTGTATAAGTTCGGCAAGAAGATCTTTGATAAGATCATGGAAGCAATGCAACCTGAGTATGAAGATGAAACTGCCATCAACCCCTTTGACTTTTGGCAGGGTGCTAACTTTAAACTGAAACTGAAGAAGGTTGCAGGTTACTGGAACTATGATTCTTCTGAGTTTGCTACACCTAGTCCTCTCCTGGATGATGACGATGCACTAGAAGCATTGTGGCAGAAGCAGTATTCATTGACTGCTTTGACTGCTGCTGACCAATTCAAGTCTTATGAAGACCTGGATAAGCGTCTGAAGATGGTGCTTGGTGCTAAACCACCTGCCCGTCGTTATGATGAAGAACTGGAGAATGAAAGTGAAGGTCGCGGATCTTTCTCTCCTAACTTTGAATCAAGCAAGCCTCCTGCTGCTGACTTCAATGCACCAGACATCACTCCCACCAAGTCTGCGGACTCTGATGAGGATGATGCGCTGTCCTACTTCCAGAAACTTGCTGAAGAATAATGGATAGCGCAGTTCACGCATGGAACACCATGAGTTACGGAGAAGGATTTCTCTTCTCCGTCTGGTTGTTGGGAATGTATTATATCAAACTTAGGATGGACAAATACTTCCAATGAAATATAATCAGTTGTGCTTAACCTTATTGGTTATCGCAGCATATATTAATCTACTGAAATAATCTAATATTATCCCCACGCTTCATGGATTCAGTCACATACTGACTGGATCCTTTTTTGTATGTCATGATAATCTCTAGGTCATCAAGAGCAATATTTAAATACCTTCCTTTCAGAATCCAAATGTTTCTTCTTTCTGTTTGAATATCATTTTCGTAGTCAAGATTAGTTACTTCTTTTACTGGATTGGTTGAGTATGCAGTAGAGTTATCTTGATATTTGAAATTAAAATCGGAAGGGACATTAAGACCTCCCTTTAAAATGGCTACGCCAGTACTATCCTTTATCTCAATAGTTTCATAATGATGAGTGTCATTAATTTTATCGTAAGTTCCATACTTATCTAATAAGTATTGATCAAAATTATATTGAGTCATTGGCCATTCTGTTTGAATGTTAATGATATTATTTGCTGCTAAAACTAACCAATCAAGATCAGATTCACCATATACTTTGAATGCAACGTTGTCAGGTCTATCATCACCTTCAACTTGATACTTGGTGAACACCGTCAGGTCTTGAAATAGATCTTCTCTAAGACTACCCTTTTTAAATAAATTTTTTACTGGAATATAATCTGATATGTTAGCATCGGGAAGTCTGCTAACATAATCAAGATTAGGAATTTTGTTGAAGTAGTTTGACATCTTAGAATCCGATTTCTATTGCATCACCAACACCATACTCATCATTAAATACTGGTTCAAGTTCTTTCATCTGCATTGATATTTTATATGCAGTCATAAAACCATCTTGAAGGGTTGAATAATTTGCTTGGGGAGTGTAATCAACATTGAAGTTTGTCATCGCACACTCTTTCATCTTTCCTATGTATGGATGATCCTTGCTTCCGTCACCATTAAGGACATAATGAACTTGAAATACATGTGGAGATAGTAAGAACAGATTTGATTCTGATCTAATTGCTGCCATCCCCTGCTTAAAGAATTTAATAATTTTAATAACTTCTTCTCCTTCTTTCTGACTTCTAGGTATGAGATCAAAACTAAATTGAAATCCTCTAAGAACAGGTTTATCAAACAATAATTCAAGGTTAGGATTAAAAATCATACCAGTTGATCTGGTCATTAAATTTTTAACTCCAACTGCTTTCCCAGCAAAAGTTTCTTTGATTGCTTTCTGCACTACCTCAGAATTATTTCCTAATCTTCCTACAAGTGCATCTGCTGCATCTGTTCCACTTTCACCACTTGTTCCAAGCATACCTCTTGCTAAAGCTCCCGCTTGAATTGCCACCTCATCCATCGAATTGCCTGCCCAATCGCAACCATTTTCATCTTTGATACCACCTGGTATGGGTAAACTTACGGATCCAAGTATAGTTCTACCAGGTGGAGCTCCGTTCGGTCCTACTCTTGCACGATCAGCAAAACCAAATCCTCCACCACCAGCACCACCACCAACTTTCTTTGGTTTATACTCTAAAAGAGTAAACTTCATAAAGTCTTGAGATTGATTTCTATCTAATGGATAACTATGGTCACCAAAAGATCCAGGACCTTTTCTTGTATTAGTTCTTGCAGCTGCCGCTTCACTGTTTATTAATGCTTCTGCTTCTTTATTTACTAGATCAATACCTTGTTCTGCTCCTTGAGCCGCAGAATCTTCTGCAGATTGATTTGGATCTGTTAACGCTGTTGTGCGATCTGGATCGAACAGCTGTTCTGTTCTGAGTTTTGCAGTTGTGTCATCAACTCCTAATTTTCTCTGTGTCCTATTTGCAGTTGCTTTTGCCTGTTGAACTAATATTTTTTGACCTTCATCACTTAAAAATTCCTTAGCAGCATCCCCTTCAAATACATCACTAAATCCATCGGGAAACAATCCACCTAAAGCAGTGCCCTCATGAGGAACGAAATCTTCTCCAGGTTTTTTAGTTCCCAACTTAATGTCATTAAGAACTCCCAGAGGATTTACCCTGTCCTCATAGTAAGTTGTTTCCCCAGTATCGGCATCGACGACAGCATAAACCTTTTTACCCGCAATCTCAAAGGTATTGTCGCTGCCTTTCCCCCCGTATGTTGCCATTACACACTATCTTTTTATCTATTTAGCACAAATTTTCCATATTGTATGGAGTTTAACTCATCAAGTTCATCTCTCTGTACGATATAAACTTGACCATTAATTTCATCCCAGGTATACTGTCTATACTTCCTCCAGTGAAAGTTAAACCCACGGAATCCCCATTGGAATAGTTCTGTTACCAAGACTAAAGGATGTTGATCGTATCTTATTCTGGGAGTTTTTGCTTGGTATAAAAATGTGCAAAGAGTTCCGGGATCAGGGACAGGAGTAACGGTATCATTGAGAGCATCCATGATCAGTATCATCTGATCTTCAGTGTCCATGGTCTCATTTAATTTTGTGAGTATGGGTTCGATACGGTTCATCTGATTCCGAGTTCTTTCTCTGTGATTATTTTGAATTCAATTCTTCTATCAGCACAGAACTCAACAGCAGCTTTCCATTTTGCTTGGTTGACTGCATAGGTTGTACACTCACGTATCAAAGTTTTCTTTTGCTTTTTACCTGGCACTGGTGGTAGAGTTTCTCTTTTTGGTTTTACTTCTACCACATAAGTTTTAATTGTACCTGTACTCTCCTTGACTTTAATAATAAAGTCTGGGTAATACTTATGAACTCGTCGATCGACTGGAGACACGTATGGAATGTAAAACTCCTCACTACCCCACTCAAGAATATTTTCGTTTAGATCACAGTAACGACAAAACTTTCGCTCCCAACTACTACGGCAGATAATATTTTCAACATTACCTTTATATTTCTTTGGATGCGAAGGTTTGTATTTACTTTTTATGCTTTCTCCCATACATAGTATATAAGGTAAAAAACTATTTATAGATGCCTAGCGTAAAAACAGTTGATGATATTAAGTCATCAATACTAAGACCATCAACAACATCACATTTTCTAGTAGAGTTTGCTTTGCCATCTGGGGGAGCAACGGGAGCTGATGCTTTCACTCAGAAACTTAAGTCTGCTGGTATTACATTTGGTACTAGTCAAGAAACACTAAACTTACTCTGCTCTGAGGCAGTTCTACCAGGATCTAGTGTTGCGACTATGGAAATTAATAATGATCATACGGGTGTGACTGAAAGGCACGCACATAGGAGATTTTTTGATGACAGAATTGACTTTACTTTTTACGTTGATGTGGAAAATTATCTACCTATCATATTCTTTGAGACTTGGATTGACTTTATAACTGGAGCAGGAACTACTGGGGACTTTGTATCTGCTGATCGCAACACCCGTGGTAGTAAAAACTATTACTATAGGATGAATTATGCAGATGATTATACTGCTGATAGAGGACTCAAAGTATATAAGTTTGAGAAAGACTACGGAAAAAAGGCTAAAAATCCACTGAACAATCCGCAATGGAATCCCACGGGACAATATCTA